ACTTAGTGACAATGGATTCAACAGCGCGGAAGATATCTTCCAACAGATTCAGCGTGGTGAGATCGGAGCGCGAGACAGAAAAGGTGCAGTTGCACCTTCCAAGATGTTCTCAAGAGCGGCAACAGAAAACTCGCCCGCGTTCTATAGCGCAACAGATACACAGTTAGACATGCTAATCGGTAGATGGTCTTATCCACGAGGCACCGTCGGTTACGCTGTCCGCATGCCCATTGAGGACTTTATGTCTTTGACATACGCCATGGGCGAAGTCAGCAAGCCTAACATGCGCAGAACGGCTAAAGAGTTCCTAGAAGAGATGCCAGCTAACGATACATCGGTGTTTCTAGATGGGACGATCCGTGGCGTCGGGCCAACAGAGGAAGTACCGGATCAGTATTTCAGGCGGTTTGACCCAGAGAAAGTTGACTCGCAAAACTACATGGGCATCCCTTATCTCGAGTTAACTGTTGATGAAGAGACTGGTGCTGTTCAAGTATTGAACCATGAGGGCAGACACAGGACTGCTTTAGCCGCAATTGATGGGGCTACAACAATCCCTGTTCAGGTTGAATTCAAGGAACCTTACAAGAGATGGGACACAGCCCGCCTATTTGGCGATATCCCACCAGATCAGCCGTTTGACTATGAAGACTTTGTTAAGTCAAGGCCTGTTACACAGCAATACTTTGGCAAAAGAATGGGCCTCAATGCCGAGCAAGAGGCAATGTTTGAGAGAACCCTTCCCAAGGGTGTGCCGTTTGACTACCAATTCAAAGATCAACTCAGTGAACTGATTGGTTCAAAGTCCGACCCACTGTTCCCAGATGACACACAAGGCACCAAACGCCTGTCTAAAAAGCTGAGTCTTAACGAGTGGATGAAGAACTCTGCAGTCCAGAATGATGTGTATCACGCGACACTCAGTACGTTCCCTGCGTTCCGTACTGACAAAACAGATGATGGTGCAGTGCATTTCGGCAAAGAGCCCGAAACAGGCATTGACCGCCTTGGTGAAATCGCACGCTATCAGATTGGCCAAGAACTTGAAGACGGTGAGATATTCTTCCCCCGCATGATCACCGCGAAGATCAAGATGGATAGCCCACTGCGCGTTCCGTTTGACATGGGCAACTGGGGTGACTGGGGACTGTGGCGTAATGCGTTGTCCGAAGGTAAGTTCCAATTCAAACAGGGGGTGCCTCAAGCACGTCTTCAAGACTATGTGCTAAACGACTCAACGCTTCAGGAACTATTCCGCAGGCTTTCAAAAATAGAGCAGGAACAACGCGCTATTTATGCACGCAATCCAACTCACCCAGACTTGGTTCAGAAAGATGAGTTCACTGGAGAAGAGTTTTTTATTAAGCCTGAAAGGCTTTTCCCAAGTGACATCATTGATCCAGATACAATTTGGTTAGAACTACAAGATATGGGGTTTGATGGGGTCATCTATCAAAACTTTGGTGAGTCTGACTTTGGTGAAGAATCATTCCTTGTGTGGAATCCAGACCAGATTTACGTTGAAAATGTAGAGGATATCCAGTACGGCGATGTTCCATACATGGCGCAATATGAAGACCCACGCGCGTCGATGTCAGCGGAAGAGCTGGCTCGAGAAACCAAGCGTCCGATTTTGGGCCTGCAGGCACAAGTCGCTGATTTTGATGCATTCGAAGCCGGTGATTCAGAATCCAGAATAAACATGCTTAAAGAAACTTTGGTTGGTGAGCGCGGCCTTGAGCCGATTCGTCAACCAGCCCGCATGATGTATTCACGTCGAGCCATGGAAAACCCATTCAACATTAACCTAGACGAAACAATTATCCCAATCTATCCGTCTGCAAGAAACATCAGCGAAAGAAAGCCGGGGTCTAGAACAGTTGCCCAAGCCGTTAAAGAGATGTACGATCGCTATGTTAGCGTCACTGGTAATACTGAACCTCTTGAGTATAACGAAGAGAACAAAGAGATCATTGCTCGCAAGATGGCGACCGAAGCACTCAAGGCGTTGGAGTTTGATAACAATGCCATCGGGTGGTATGACGACAAGATCAACGAAGCAAAGCGTATCCTTTCAGTCATTGAGCCGCGAGCTTTTGATACAGCAGAGCACGAGGCGGCATTCGATTACGCACTTGCCGTGACATCGAATGGCCAAGCGGTCATTGATAACTTCCCTCTGGCACTTGATGCGTTTGATTACTACCTACGCACGGGTCGCTTCCCAGAAAAAGAATGGAAGTCAGGTGGTGAGCGCTCAGGGGCAATGCGTGCCGCATGGTCATTCTTTAACACATACAACAAGCTGTACGAAAAAGGTGCGGTTGCACTTTCTTTACCGCAGTTCTTGGATTCAGAGTTTGATTTTAAGAAACTGCGCGATACAGTAGAAGAGTTCAATAAAACCTTTGGCACTAAGATTAAGGTTCCCGCAGGCGATCTTGTTGACGCTAAGGTATACGGTAGTCGATTGCTTGGGCCGAAGATCGGTCAAGGGTTCTACCAAAACATTCGCGGTAACTTTGAGCCACTGACAGCAGACCTGTGGTGGATGCGGATGTGGAATCGGATGACTAATGATCCGTTTAAGACGAAGCCAACGAAAGCAAAGATGGCTGAGCGCAGGGATGCAATACGCCAAGAACTCAAGAACCCAACGACCGAAGTTGAACGTCAAGTTATCAAGGAGGCGTTGTCTCTAATTGGCGCCGCGCCAAGTCAAGTCAAATCCAACAGTAAAGTTGACGAACTGGCAACAGCAATTGACAAGCGGTGGGAAAGATACTTTGCAAACTACAAGAAACAGAACGGCGTCAATCCAGAGAAGCCAAACTTTTTTAAGCTTGTTAAGCTTCACTCCGAGTCACTCGAAGATACTCCAGTAGCGGCTCCAAGAAACGGCACAGAAAAACAGTTCATGATTGAAACTGTGAATCGTGCGAAGCAGTTGCTGTCTGAGCAGGGACTGGATATAAATACAGCAGACTTCCAAGCCTTGCTATGGTACCCTGAGAAGCGTTTGTTCAGGGCACTTGGTGTGAAGCCGGGCCGTGGCGAAGATAATGATTACGTTGATGCGGCCATCTATGCCGCGAAACAAAGAGGAATACCAGATGCAAAGATCGAAGAAGCACGCGCCGATACAGCAGTCAGACGAGGGTATGATAGATCAGGTGCCGAAGGACAAGTTGGAAGCGTTGATCCTATCACTGGAGCCACTCGCTACTCCAAGAGATACACAGCAGGACAGTCAGCAAGGCTTGTCGCCAACCGTGCAGGAGTTAATGGACAAGTTTGGAATGTCACAGGAGGAGGCACTACTGTACGAGGACTCGATGTAGTCCGTTCATTTGATGCTAGTAATCAATATATCCCCACTTATACAGAAGGTAACATCTCCACTCCCACAGTATATGAGCTAGCCCAGTCTCCTCAGGCGGCTCAAGAATTTGAAACAGCAATCCGAGCGGCAAGCGAAGCTAACCCGTTCGGCGCCGCTGTCTACGTTTACCCAGTACAGACAACAGAAAAAGAAACAGGCTACAACGACATGCGTTTATTCACTGTCGCTGACGGCACTGCTGGGTTTGCGTTAAAAGGTAACGACATTGTCAGTGTGTTCAACACTCCGGGCAATGGGTTAAAGAACGTCTCTAATGGATTTTTGCGATTGGCAATCGAGCAAGGCGGACGAAAGCTTGATGCATTTGATACTGTCCTCCCATACTTCTATGCCAACAATGGATTCAAACCAATCACTAGGTTGGTCTGGGACGAGAAGCAGGCGCCAGACAACTGGGACAAAGAGCTGTTTAGCAAGTACAACATGGGTGAGCCCGACGTTGTGTTCATGGCCTACAATCCAATCGCCACAGAATACAAGCCTGATCAAGGTGAGTATGCGCTGAACTACGAAGAAGCTGTAGCCAAGCAAGACGAAGCGGCAAGTAAGTACTCCAAGAGATTTAGTGCAACTGCACCTTCCGGGTTTGACCTCGATGAGGTTGTTGACCGCTTAATCCAGACCGAGCCTGAAACAAATCCGATCGGCAAGATATTTGACAGAGCTGTACTTGGAAGAGTAGAGGGTGAGACACGATGGGAAGCGTTTACGAGAAACGCAATCAACAGATTCATACCCGGATATATGCTCGACAACTATGTCAACGGTGAGATCTCCGATCCTGCGAACAGTGTCGGTCGTGCCATGGAACTCTCTCAAAACATGACTGGCCGCATCTGGGGTCTTTCAGAGTTGGGTGCCATGCAGTTCGAAAATGACACAGGTACGATCTCTGTCATTGATGCTCCGGATAACGTGGGACTGCGTCAAATCTTTGAGCCAATTGGGGAGCGCTACGAGCGTGAATACTACGCTTACGCAATTGCCAAGCGCGAAATTAAACTGGCCCAGCAGGGACGTAAAGGCTTTAAGAACCTAGCAACACAAGACGCAATGCGTACTGTTGCAGACTTTGAGCGTAAGTACCCGTTCTTCAAGACAGTGCATGAGAACTACAGTCTATTCAACCAACGCATGGTGCAGATGGGTATTGACTCAGGGCTTATCACCAAAGAACAGGGTGATGTATTCATGGACATGGACTACGTTCCTTATTATCGCTATGCCGAGGCACCAGAGGGGGTCTCTGAGTTCTCTAAGTCTATGGCGGCTAAAGCCCATGCGTCACTGACAGATCCTAACGTGTTTGAGAAAGAGCTCGAGGGTGGAACGATTAAGTTAGGTGACATGTACGAGAACATTACTCGCAACGCATCACTAATTATTTCTGCTTCACTGAAGAACCATGCGATGCAGAAGACTGCTGACGCATTAGACCAAGCTGAGAAGATGGGCGGTCCTAAGACTTGGGGGCGCAAGGCTGTCGAAGGTGAGGCTGGACAAATGATCACGTTCTACAAGAACGGCGAGAAGGTTAGGTATAAGATCGATGATCCTGCGTTATGGTCCGCTGTTTCTGGTTTGACACAGAAGCAGAAGGAGGGGTGGGTCAAAGGCATGGAGCAGATCGCAGGTGTCTTGCGCTCTGGTGTAACACTGAGCCCCGGATTCCAGTTGGCAAACCTGTGGCGAGGTAAGATCGATGCCTATGTAAAGACAGGCATTGAGCCGCATCGTTTCGATAGAACGATTCAAGCAATCCGTGACGTATATACAGACAACAAGGATGTTGAACGGTTCAAGCTTGTGTCTGGCATGGGTGGATTCCTTTACGGTGCAGACTCTGAGTCGCTTGCTAAGAATATAAAGCGTGGCTACCGCCTTAACGATGGCGGCGGACCTGTCATGCAACAGATCCAAGATCGGTTCATGCAGGGCGTTCAAGCACTTGAGAAAACGGGTGAAGCGTCTGAGATGGCAGAACGGATTGTCATCATGCGGAAGATGATGGAAAACGGCATGAGTGAGAAAGAAGCTGTCTTCCAAGGACTCAACCTGATTAACTTTGGGCGCCGTGGTGCTGGCGGTAGTCCAGTCATGTCAGCACTTGTGAACTATTTAATTCCAATGGTGCCATTCTTAAACGCCCGAATTCAAGGCCTGTACAAGATGGCAGAGGATCCAAATATGCCGGGGTCTGTGAGACAGCAGGCACTCATGGAGATGGCAGGCCGAGGGCTGTTAGTCACAGCAGGATCGATGGCGATGGCGCTCCTTGCAATGCAAGACGAGGACCGCTGGGATAACGAGACAGTCATTGAGAAGGTGACTAACGACATCATTTACATTGGCGACTATAAGCTCCGTATTCCAAAGGCGTTTGAAGTCGGTGCAATTTTTGGCACCTTACCTGTTATGACTGTGGATGCAATCAGACAGCAGGATGGTTCTGATTTGGCAACAGCGACAGGTCATATTTTGTTAAGCACGTTTGCATTTAACCCTGTCCCGCAGGGTGCACTGCCAGTGCTTGAAGTGCTTGCTAACTATGACTCATTCCGTGGCGCCCCCATTGAAGGCATCTCTTTGCAGAGAATGCCTACGGAAATGCGTGCCTACAGCTCAACCCCAGAGTTGTATAAATGGTTATCGCGTAACGGCGGGGCAATGATCGGCCTGTCTCCTGTTGAGATACAGCAGATAATCGAAGGCTACACAGGGACAATTGGTAGTAGCTTAATTGCAACGACTGATGTGATCGCCAGTGCAACTGGTGTCATCCCTGAGAAACCTGATGGAGTGTTTGGCAACCCGTTTGTTGATTCGTTGACTAGCATCACTGGCCTCAGCAGATTCATTCGTGAAGACGGCACTGGAGCCTCTCGCTTTGTGTCAGATTTCTATGCGCTGAAGCGTGACGTAGACCAGACGTACACTGCAATCAGAGACGCCGCGACAGCAGGTAACCGAGCAGAGATTGATGCGTTGCTTGGAGAGAAAGGTAAAGCCGTTGGGTTCAGAACATACTTCAATGGAGTTTCCAGACAGCTCACGACAATCAATAAAGCAATGGACGCAATCAGAAGAGATCCAAACATGAGCTCCTCCCAGAAGAAGGAAGAGCTCTTACGTCTGAGGAAACTTAAAGCAGAGACAACCAGAAAGGTTGTCAAGGCGGCTAAGCAGTCGGGATACTTTGATTAAGTTCAATTGCACTTTTTGGAAAGCCAAGCTGAGCCTTGATATCACTGATAGGCTGTAGCTCGTCTTTGTGCATCACACAACGTATCCCGTAACCGAAGTCTTTGGTTCCATGCTCAGCTAAGAACTGATCTCTGCTTACCCATCCAATTATATCTACCGCGCTATCTTCAACAGGCGATGTCAATATTGCAACGTCAGCTTTGAACTGCTTTAACGTATCGAATATTAAATAATCTTTTGTTGTTGACTTTACATCAATAGCTATGTCGTTCCACCAGAGATCAACTCCGTAGTCAGAGATAATAGACATGACCGGAGGGTGCAAACCGAAAGCCCGAGCCACTGCAAACTCAGCCTTAAATCCAATTACGTTCTGCTCTTCTCTAGAAAGCCCACCCATAACCTCTTTTCTTGGAGTAAATCCAAGCGCCCGACAGATAGCAACAGTGTCGTTACCCATCATCAGCGAGGCATGCATGTCCTTTCTACTTAGGTTGATTAACATCACTCATCTCCCATCCTAGTGCGGCGTAGCCTGCGATATCCATCCATGTATCTTCATGCCCCATTTTGTTTGCAAGCCTTGCAAGCTTGACTCCGATCATCATTGCGGCCACTTCTTGCGGCGTGTACTCGCGCCCAGTAATGACTTCCCAGATAGCGGCAATCCTACGGTGGTTGTCAATGGGGTTACCGTACTGACTCTGTCGGGCCCCATTGATTACCGTATCTGCCTTTCTCAGCAGATTATTCAACCTTTACCCCCATCTTTTCGTTCAACCAACTTTCTACATCTCGCACTTTCCATCGTTGTTTTCCCGGTGTAATCGCAACTGCTTTGGGGAATGACTCATCCCCTTTTAGCTTGTTGTGTAACGTGGTCCTGCTTATGTTCAAGAGCGCACACACTTGCTTTGCAGTCATGACTTCTTCACCGGCGATGGTTTCTAGCGTGCCGAGTTTTTCAGCCATACTTGAAACTCCTCTCTCATATCATTAAATGCGGCTCTGGCATTCTGGTTCGTGTCAAATTCAGAGCGCGAACTAATACCTAGTTGCTCCTTCAATACACTAACCGCATTCGCTTCATTCACCTCAAGACCAGAATGTAGTAGCAACCATGTC